TTGAGTAAGTAAATTTTTCTAAAACTTAAAGCATTAAACTCAACTTCATTTAGCTGAAACTTAGCCGTAATAATCTTTGAATCCTTATCCGTAATTTCTAGAATAGTCTTTTCCCAATAACGCTTAAATAGATTACCATTAGTGTAAGCAGTTGAACCATTGCCGTAGTAAATAGCTTTAGGTTGTGCAAATCCTAAGTCAAACGTAGGGCTTAAAGTATTATCTAGCATCCCTGCATAGGGAAAGTCTACGCCATAAGTAATAGTGCCATCCAATCTAGTCTTTAATTTCCATCCTTGACTAGTTGTAACTAATCCGCCATAGATTAGCATTCTAATATTATAAGAAGGTAGTTCACTATTCCCGCTATTTGGGTCTAACTTTCTTATCTTGGTATAGATTCTGTCATGGTATCCGTTTGAGTTGGCTAATGGCGATGGGCTGAATCCAATCTCTACTGTATTGGTTTGAGTTAAGAAATCATTTTCAACTGCATATTTTTTAGTGCTGTAAACCTCGCCAAATAATTCCTGATACTTGGTGTTGTATTCGTCTTTGTCATCCTTATACTTTAAAACAAAATCCCTAAAGTCAAGCACTCCCATTGGGTTAATCATAACCTCGCTACTTACGTCTAGGTTGCTAGTAATATCCACCACATCCGAAGTATAAAAGTCATCTCTAGGTTCAATGATTAGTTTGTTTGCATCTATTGTGTCAGGTATAGCGTAAAGATTAAACGCCCTAAACAACCAAGTTAAAAAGTCCTTTTGCTTTATTTCTCTTGGTAGTGTTGAACCAATATTTATCAAATCTCCCTCAGTATGTTTTGAACTTGGCGAGTTACTAAATGTAGCATTTGCTGCTGTTTGAATTGATAGCCTAGATGCAAGAATACTAGTTGTTATTGTTTGCGCTCTCCAAGATAAATCTAAATAAACATCATCACCAGAATCTAAATCTAATTCAGCAGAAACAAATTTTACATTCTTTGTTACTGATGCACTAGGTGCTAATGATTCTATACTTTGGTCAAAGCCATGACTTGAAACTTTGTGGCGAATACCTCCTCTAATTTGAACAACATCAAAAACAATCGTAACAATAGATGTAAGTGCCATCGCTGTTCCTGATGTATTTGTAATAACAATATTTCCATCAAAAACAAAAGTTGATTTGCCTGCCGTTGCATTGTTAACATCTATTTTATCATTAGCTAAGTCAACGCTTGCGGTTGCTGTATTTTTGACAATCGTGTCAAATAGATATCTTTTAACATCTGAAACAACTGTTCCAGTAGTGGTGTATGTTACTGCACTTGCATTTTTTACTATGAAAGTCTTATCAGTAATTAAACTTTCTGTTGATATAAAAGTGCCACCTGTAAAAGGCATTATCAACTTTTTGAATATTACCGAATCAAAGAACCTTGAATTATAACGATAGCCTGCTGCGCTGAATATCTTGTCAACTATTTGTTTGATGTAGATGGCAGGATACATAGTCTTTTCAAGTTCGTACTCAATCTCAGATGCTACGTTATTTACTATCGTGCTTAATCCATTATCAATTAAAGGATAAACGTAACCTTCGCCCGTTGGATTGCCACCTGAAAAGTTAACGTAAGGATTGCCATTCTTAATAACGTAGTTAGCCCAACTATTACTTATTGCAGATGAACCCCAAATATGGTTATATTCTGACAAGTCAATTTCTGACAACTTCTTATCTCCTAAGTCTTGGAATAGGTTTGCAAGTTTGCCAATAATAACCAACTCAAACTCGGCTTCTTGGTCGTTTACAGGTATCTGTGTTAGCTGCAAATTGCCTCTCATAAGGATTATACCACTACGAATAATTAACGCCTCAGACTTCAAGTTTACGTTAAAGTCAGGATTGAAGTTTGTCACAGTTGTGTTGCTAGTGGACCTGTTTAAGTCTTGGATGTTTGAAAATATCGCTCTATTGTTTGCCGTTGCAGGCACTTTGATAGGTAGCGTGTAATCTGACTTTCTTTTCTCAGGTTCTTTAATATCTATGATTGACTTATTAACAGGAATAGGGATGTTATCGTAAAGGTCTAGGATGAAAGTTTTAACCACTTGCCCATTTAAGTATTGAAGTATTTTTATTTCGGTTTGCATCATAAACTTTGGCGATAATTATCGAATGAATACTCAATGCTGATTTGAAGATTTGGAATCTGCCTGCCTTGTTCGTACTTACGCTTCACATAATTATTTGCAACTATGTTAACAGGCACGTAACTTGTCGCACTCGTTTCCAACATTACCACTGGGCTAACTACTAGCTGTTCAAGTGCTGCTGATTCTGCATCGGTCAATAAGTCTGAGTTAAGTGTTATGCGCTCAGTTAGCTTAGTGAAGTATTTTGTTTTAAGCCTATCTGTTTTTTGGTAGCCTAAAGCCTGAACCTTTTTATATTCTTTGTTTTCTATCTCTACGCTTTCAGTACTTACCATTGTGAAGTTAAACGCATCAAAGCCGCCCAATGAGTTAAGCCAATGTAAACGATATATCTCGTAATTGGCGCATGAACTATCTACGTCTATTGTCTTTGTAAATACTAATTCATCGCTGCTATTCTTTATATCCACTCTGTAATATGCTGCACCTGCAATAGATACACCCATAAAAGTCAAGAACGATTCCCCAATATTTAACGATACTATTCCTGTTGCTGCGGTATAAGTTGAATATGAACTCGAATCTATTGAAGTGCCTGCACTATTGTAAACATTTACATCAACTATAAATATCTCATTGCTTAAATCAAAGAAGGTTAAGAATCTTTGCTGATTTATTCTAATCTTTTCACGATATGAGTTATCGTTTAAGCTAACTTTATTAGTTGTCTTTAATTGTTTGCCAGGACTAAATGCAGTTTTAGTCCAATCCAAGAAGTCAAATATCGCATTGCTGCCTAGCTTTGGGCTTCCACTTGTTCCGAACTGAGCAAGGTTAGGATAAATAACAGGCACTCCGCTTGCATTGTCGTATATCTCGCCTAACTGCAACCAATATCTAGCTTGTGAATTAACGCAAGGCACTATATCGGTAGAGTTGAATCCGCCAAAATCAAAGGTCACGTAGTTCTTTACTATGTCTGCCACGTTTATTTGGACAGTTCCTACTAGTGGTTGCTTAGGTAAAGTTAACCTAGTTACAGGGTTGCTCTGTCCGCTTACGTTTACATCACAAAGAAACTGATAATTAGGCTGAGTGCTATTTCCACCACTTACGCCTATTACTATTTCATTAAATAAATTCTGCCAATTATTAGGGCTTTCTATTATTGTTATCATCTTGTCAAGTTTATCTCTACACTTACTATTATCTGCTTGCCGAATTTCTCTGCTATTGCGTTACTCATTCTTGTAACCTCTGTATCTGTTATTGCCGTGTCTATAAAATAGGTCGGTTTAATTCCGTTCTGCTTTATTCCAAACGCAATCGCAGTGGCTCGTTTTCTTTTCTCGTCTATCTGAGCCTTTGCCCTTGCTCTTTTGGTTAGGTTTCTAGTTTGGCTGTATCTTGAATCTAGTGGAATACCTTTTTTAGTTATCCACCTCATTAAGTTGTCGACCATTGGCTTACTTGGGAATCTAGTCCTAAAACTATAAATTGAGCCATGCTTAGTTCTTAATCCGTTAACACCACTATTGACAAAGAACGCATAATCATTACCTTCGATTGCCACGTAGTATTCATTACCTGCCACACTTACAGGCATAGCAACTATTGATTGCTTTAACTCTGAATCCCTTAGGTCTGCTTGGTCAAGGTTACTCTTTAACGCCTCGCTGAGTTCATTAGCCACGTTGAACAATGACCGCCCAATAAAGGTGTCAAACTTAATGTTTTCAATAGGAACGTAATCTTCACCTATCGAACCAAGTAGTGCCTCATAGTTTGCGCTCATTGTCTTCCCTGTCTATTTGGTAACATATTAAATTTAAAAATTCAATCACGTTCATTTTAAAGAAGTATTCCCACTTTGTAGCATCTCTATTTGCGAGGTTATCGATTGTAACGATATATCCCCATTTGGATTCAAATCCTTTACTATCGCCTCCACCTCCGCCTCCAAAGAGGTTCTTATATGAATAGATAATTCTCGTAAGACCTTGCAAAAAAAAACCAGAAGTGGTTGAGCATCTTTCATAGTCATCTTCTCAAACACTAGGTCGCTTATTTCTTTGTGTGCTTTGCCATCGTATGCTGCAACCTTTCCAAATCGCCAAGTCATAGGCTTTAGGAATACAGCTATAAACTTATGAAGTTCCTTTTCGGCTACCTTGCTAAATGCTGAGGCATCAATAAATTGGTCTGTGGTTATCTTCATTATGTCGGTGTCAACTGCAAACCACTTACCGCTAATCTTTATTTTTTTTTTAATCTTGTATCCGCTCAAGTTATCCTCAATCGCTTTTAACCTATCTACGTAATCTATAAAGATAGTGTGAGGCAAAGCCTTGATTGATTCGATTGGTTGCCTTAAAACGATTGATACACGCCTCTGCAAGTATTCTAATTCAGATTCATAAGGCATCTGTGCCAATGTGCTAACGTATTCCTTGATGGTTATTTCTTTGAACTCCCGCTCCATATCTTTAAATATATTTATTTAGTTTTGTGTAATTGTTTTTTTAACTTGTTGATTATGCTCGCATTACAGCATACCTTCCGCTAGGTCGGTTGTTTAATTTAAGCAGCGCAACATATCTTAAAGGGTCTAATAAGTGGTTCATGCTATCTGTCGGCTTGCCTGTTAGCTTTCCCTCCTTGTCTGTTTCCCATTGGTAGGCTCGCAGTTCTTTGATTAGATTCGTGCTGCGTTTAGTAACCATTAACTCGTATCGCTTTAATGTGTCTATTCCTATCTTGATTGAGTCCGCCCCTTTTACTGATGGCTTAACATTGAACCCCTGCCTGTAAAGTTCTTCAATAGATTTTGGTTCAGCACTATCGCATATCAATTCATTTCTCCCAAACTCAATAGACTTTAAAAAGTTTCCGATGTCGTTATTGGTCATGTTGGTTCGGTAGAGTAATTCATCAATCCAGAGTTTGCCATCTGACTTCCATATCCCAATCAGCGTGCTAGGGTCATTCGTAAAGCCAAAGTCCATGCCGTATGAAACTAAGGTAGCATCCAAAGGAATTGAATCCACCTGCTGCCAATTATCAAACACCACTCCTTGCAGGCTTCCTATCTGACCTAATCCGTAAACGTTCCACCAATTAGCCCAATAAGTTGATGTGGATGCCTTATCCCTTGCCTTTTCGATTTCCCTTATTATGCTCGGTTCAAGTGCCTCGTTGTCTTTATAAGTTAAGACTATCATTTCTGCATCTGCATCGCTCAGCAGTTCTGTATCTACCCAAAACTCAGAAACAGGATTATAGTCTAAGTAAATAAACTTCTTAGTCCTTATTGCTAATTGGTAGTAAGATTCCCAAGTGATGTTATTGCACTCGTTTACAAATAACACATCCCTTCTTGCACCTCTTAACTTAGCAGGGTTATCCGCACTAAAGAATTCAATAAATGAACCGCTATTAAATCTGTATGTCATTGTTGACTTGTTATAGCAGGCATCGTCAAACATACCTATCATATCCATTATCTTCAAGAAGTCACGCAGCGCACCCCTTCGCAAATGGGGGATAGTTTCGGCTACTACGCTTATCTCTTGGTTCGGATTCGTGATGGCGTGATGAATTAACATAGGCAAAATACTAAACGTTTTTGAACTTGAAGTTCCGCCACGTACTATTCTTATCCTTTTATTGAGTAAAGCTATCTTATCTTGTGCAGTTGTTTTTTGTAGCATAGTGCGTTTTGCTCGCCGTATAGACAAGCGGTTTTACTCAGTTTCTTCGTTTTTGACGTTCAAGTCTAATCCGTTAAAAATAGGCTTCTCAATATTGATGTTTTTATTCTCAGTCTTCGTGCTGGCAATTCTGTGATACTCCTCCTCCGTTCCAATCAGTTTGTAGAGTGCCATTTGCGTTAAAGGGTTGTTTCCATTGTACCATTTATTCCGCAGTCCGTTCTTGACTTCAATCTTGTTTTTGTCCAGTCCCTCTTTTATAGTGTTGTATTCGTTGCTTTCGACTTCAAAAAACCTATAAAAAGTTGTCTTATCGCAAGGCAGTAAAGTTACTACATCCTCAATAAAAAAAAGTTTCTTCTTCTCTATTAGGTCAAGTGCTTGGTTGTATATTTTTATTCTATCGTATGCCATAGGTTTAGTCTTTTAATCCTTTAAATGCTTTAAGCGGGTAAAATACAAGCGAGTTTCTGTATCCTCCTTCGTGTGTAGGTAAAATTGGCGTAACCCCGTGAACGTTTTTCCAAGCAGGATATACTAGTATTGAATTATTTTTTTGCCCTATGGTTGCGTTATAGTCGGGTATATGTAAATCGCCGCCTTTTGAATTGTGCTTCTTGCAAATAATTACATTAACGGCTCCTTGTACGTTTCCGTTGTCTCTATGAAACGGTGCTGATATATTATAGTTTGAGATTGAACTAGTAAACAGGCTTCCAAACTTCCACTTGTCGTTCGTGTCTTTAAAAAGTTCTACTTGTCTATCATATTGATTCGGCATTATTTCTTTTATTAGTTTTTCGCTCTCTTTAGCTAGTAATAACATTGCTTTTATAAAAGTTTGCGCAGTCTTTACTGAATGAACGGATGATAGTGTAGCATAGTTCCTTCTCATATGAGGTTTTGGCGGGCAGCTACCTATAATTGTACTAAATTGAGAAACATACTTATAGATTCCTTTACCAGTGATTTCGTCGTAGCCTTCTGCGGTTGGACGGTTCATTTTTGTTTTAGGTACGTTTTTGCTCCTAAGTTCTTTATCAGCTAAGTCTGCAAGTTTACACATATTGTCAGGCATCTTAGTCATGTAAAATCCTATCGGTTCGTCGTTATCGTAAAATATACAATCCTCTGTTACGTTAGGTTCAATGTATTCGCATTTATCTCCTATCTTTACAGAGTGTTTAACTAGTTTTAAGTCTATTCTTTTCATTTGTTTCTATATCTAATATTTTATAAAATTCATCCTTTACTTCTTGTATAGTTCTGTTATTGTCTATAATATATAATTTTCTAATACCATTGGTTTTTTTTATTAACGATATATGATTTTTAAGTTTATTGTTATATGTAGCTACGTTTATTGTTTTACCTCTTTGCGATATCCTTTTTAGATTGTTTTCAAAGTCTGTTTTTAAGTAGCATAGAACTAAGTCAAAGTATGACCTTAACTCTTCAAAATCTTTTATTTGACAATAATAGTTACCTGCTATTAATATATTTTTATCTGTATTGCGCTTTATTTCTTTTAGTACATATTCTTTTTTAAATGCAGATAAACTATCGGCGCCAATTATCTTATTACCTAATACATATACATTATTACGGATTTCTAAGAACATTTTTGTTTGCGACAATATAGGTTGGTCAATTAAAGTTGATTTTCCTACACCGTAATTACCTACAATAAAAAATATTTTCTTTTTAGCTATACTCATATAAATTTTAAAGATTCTTTTTCAACTCCCGTATAACCAGTTGAAGTCCATATTTTTTTTCTATTTTTCCTGACTCCTTTCCAGTCGTTTAATTCTCCTAGTAAAGTTGTTTTAAAGTTTTGACTCCTATATTTCAATATGCTTTCCCATAATTCTTTTTTATGCGGAAATTCTTTATTATACTTTAATAAGTATTCAAGTTGTCTATCGTGGTGAAAACCTCCGTATCTATTATTTTTAAAAAGATTTCTAAAAGAACATATTTTTGCTATAAATAAAGAAGTTTCAACTTTTTTCCCGTAAGTCTTAAATATTTCATTTTGTATTTGTAATACTTTATTTTTAAGGTGTTTGCTAAGCGTTTTAATTTCGTTAGGCTTCATTAACCCTTTATCAAACTTTTCAGCTAAATTATCTAAGTACATTAAATTTAAAACGCCTGATGTTAAATTAGCGCAATTGTTCCAGTCGTAAACTTCGCTTGGCTTTATTCCTAAGTAAAAAAAATTTTCCTCCTGAAACGTTAAAACTATTTCATTAAACAAATCAGAAGAAAAACGCCCGTGATTCTTGCAAGTTTTATTAAAGTTTATTAAATATTCATATTTTAAATTAGGGTCCTTTATTTTATCTAAACTACTTTTTATTTTGTAAAATGAATTTTCTCCATAATTTTGTTGGTAAAAATCTATTGTAGTCAAAAATCTATAATTCATTGCGTTATATTTTTTTGCGGACCCAAACTGTATTTTTTTTTCGTTTAGTAAATACCAATTTTTAAAATTATTATAATAATTATTTGAATACTTTACTTCTTCAAACATAAGTATTGCAGTAAGTTCGTGATAAGTGTTAGACATAAGCCAAGCTAACAATATTAAATCATTGTTGCTTAACTTTTTGTCTTTTGCGTAACTTATTAAAATCGCTCTATGAACTGGCGGAACTTCGTGTTGATACTCTACAAATTTTTTTGTTCTGTAATCTTTTCCGTTATCCTGAGGTATTATCATATTTTATCTTGTTCTAGCTTTAATTGTTCAATTAAAAAACCTCCAATGTAAAGTTCTTTGTCTCTCCAATATTTAATAATCTTTAAGGCTTCTTCATAGTGCTCTAGTTCAAACTCAATTAATATAGCCTTCTTTACCCCGTTCGACATTTCGCCTAGTTCCTTTGATACGTCGTCACCGTCAAGTATCGAGTAGTCAACATCTGTAGGTTGATTCCAAACATCTAAACCCCATTCAGTTAGTTGCTCTGCCTCCCATTCGTTGGCAAGCATATCATAATCCCATTCACCTCCGCTCACGTTGTCTTTGATTATAAACTCTTTTTGCTGCTCGTCTGTGAGGTTTTCTGCTACAATGATAGGCACTTCTTTCAGTCCTGCTTCTTTGCACGCCTTAAAACGCATATTACCGCCCAATACAACCATATCAGCGTTAACTACTATTGGTCTAATGTCTAGCATCTCAGGAAAGTCTTTGATTGACTTTACCAACTTTGCAAACTTATCATCCTTTATTTGTCTAGGATTGTTTGGGTTTGACTTGACCTCTGAAATTTTTACTTTTCTGCTTTGCATATTTTTAAATATATTATTTGTTACTTATAATACTCTCGTAGTATTCCATTCTGTACTTACGCCATAACGCTTCATTGCTATTTTGCATCACATCTTCTTTTAGTTGGCTGCCTAAGTCTTTTCTTAACTCA